TGGGTGAAATGCAGGTGATGCCGAAGACCATCACGGATCCGGGCTTTGGTGTTGTGCCTGCCAAGGATAAATCGCCTGATGAGATTGCGCGTGTGGGGCGGGATTATTTGCAGGCGATGAAGCAAAAGTATGGTGATACAGAGAAGGCTTTGATTGCTTACAACTGGGGTCCCGGGTCCACGGACAAATGGATTGCTGCGGGCGCCAACCCAGAAAAGCTTCCCCAAGAAACAAAGTCTTATGTTGAGCGCGTCAAGGGATTGCTTGGTGGTGTTTCACGTGAAACATCCACAGCAAAAGCGGAGCCTACGCCTGCTGAAGAAGTGATGACGAAGGCGCTCCCCGCCGGAACGACTGCTAGTGTTTCACGTGGAACAATGGTGAAGGGAATGCCGGATGTTAAGAGCATGCCGGCCAGCTATCAGGCGGCGTTTGCTTTAGCGGCTTTGGCTGATGCGCAGGACGAAGAGGACGACAAGGCTTTTGACGAGAACAAGGGTACGGAGACGGAGAAGTTCTTTGCGGAGCACAAGCCTGTCAATCATTTGGCTTCCCTTGATTTGAGCGTCAAGCCTATTACTTTGGCAGAGGGCGGAGAAGTTGCGGAGCCGACAGCGCGCCAAGACGAGCCTTTGTTTGATGCGGCGTCGAGAACTTATGTAGACGTTTTGACGGGCAGACGCACACCTATTACTGAAAAAGACTTCACGGCCAAGGAACAGATGGCCATGATGGATGCGGTCAAGCGTAGTCAAGCTCGGGGAGGCGCGGGCCGTGTTGATTATCAGGACTATCCTTCTGGCGAGCAGATCGGTCCGGGGTACGTGGACATTCGCAATACGCTGGGTGGTTTTCAATACAAGCAGCTTCCCGATGGAACCACTGTGATTACAGACAGGTACGATTTCCACGGCCCACGGGCCAAGGCTTATGAGCAGATGGGCACGGGCGAGAAGGTTGTGAAGTCTGCGGCGAATGCTTTATCGGCGTTTATCAAGTCTGGTGGTGGCGTGCGTGATGCGGCAGGGGAGTTGGGCGATGCGTGGATCGGCAAGAACGGACCACCCGTCACCATTCGCATTCCTCCTGTAAAGCGTGCAGAGGGCAGCCCTGAAGAGGGAGAACGCCTGACACCGCAGCAGATTGAAAAGCTTGCGATGGAAAGCAACACGCCGGCGACTATCAATCCAAATATTCAAAAGCAGGGTGAAGCTGCCAGACGTTTGGCGGCGATGCGTGATGTGAATACATTGCCTGATCCCAAGACTTATGCTGTGATGCAGGGTTTGATGGGCACGCCTCCTGACCAGATGGGCTTTAGCGTGATGCATCCCAAGGCAGAGGAAATCAGAGCGGTTGCGGAACCTGCATTTGCTGCGGGGACCGCGCTTGGTGTGGCGCCAGCATTGAAGGTGCTGGGCGTGGGCAAAGTTCCCGGGATGGTGGGAGAGGAGTTGAACCGCAGGATGTTGGCGGGTGAATCGCTGACCCCGGGCCTCAACACACCTGCTCCGATCAATTTCATCCGACGTCCTGCTGGTGGTGTATTCCCAACTGCCAAAGGTCCTGATGAAGCGCCTATTTCTGCGTTGGATGTTGCGACACAAAAAACATTGGAAATGTTGGATTATGTGCAGGCCACGCCAGAGGCTAAGGAAGCAACTCGTCAGTTCTTCAATACGAAGATGCATGACTACTTCAAGACCAAAGCAAGCAGCGTATCAGACCCTGTACGCGAAGCCTTGATCAACGGCCGCATCAAGATTCCGAAGGATACGCCTTTGGAAGAGCAGTTCCCACACGCGTTGCTTAATGCTGCGCGAGCAGGCGATGTCACGGCGATGAGGGATATTGAACACCGTTTTGATAACATGATGGGCGTTAAGAGCTATCGTGCTAAGAAGGCGGACGAGGGATATGATGTAGCAACCGCTGCAAATGAAGGTTTTAATCAAACCATCTTGCAGCAGATGAAGGCTAATCCTCAGGTTATTCCTGATGAAATGCTGCTTCGTTTGGCTAAGAAAGATACAAGCAAGCTGTCCAAACAGGAACAGGCAACAGAAGTTGCCAACATTCGTCAAAAGCTTGCGGACAACCCAACGCTGTTTAGTACAATTTTTGAGCCAAAGATTTCTCGTTTGTTGAGCGAGCGTCCTGTTGAATCGGTGTCACCAGACATGCTGGCTCGAAACGCTGATTACTACCCTGCGTTGTCAAATGCAAACAGTCGCCAAGAGGGGATCATGGCGCTACAGGCAGATGTACCAATTACTGACTTGGACAGTAGGCACCGCCTCCCTGACATACTGGGCATGGATTATTCGACCATGGTAGAACAAGCGGCAAAGATGGACCCCAAGGAACTGTCACGCATGAGCGTTCCTGAGTTCCTTGCCAAGGCAATCCCTGCGGTAGCAAAAGAAAAAGATTTTGAACGCAAGGCAGAAAAGGTTGAATCCCTTGTCAAAGCAGGCAAACCTGTTCCTAAGGATATTGCGCAGTACGGCACTAAGGAATTCTTACCAACAGACCAGAACGGCATGACATGGCGCGAGATCGTTGATCCTCAGGGCGCAATTGTGCAGTCTAAGTTCTTGGGCAATTCAATTGCTGGCTATGCAAAACCCGGAACATATGGATCTTTGGGCAAAGGGTCTACTGCCCTGAAGAATGGCGAAGTTCGTTTGTTTGGCCTGTACGATAAAGACGGAAACGTTGTAACCAACGTTGAGTTTGTGACGCCCAAAGTAGCAAATAATCCGGATCACAGTTATAAAGCCAATACGATCACGCAGATGTTTGGAAACGGTACACGCACGGGCAACGTAACGCCAGAAAACTATCCTGCGCAAATGTTGGATTTGGTTAATGCTTTGCAACCTAAGAATATTCCGCCATCAATCAAGCAATTGTTTAGTGATAATGGTTTAATTGTTGCTCCCCCTCCTGAGCCATTAAACGCAGCGCGCACGATTCAGATGAATATGTTCCAACCTCCCGCACAACGCGCTACTGGGGGTATGATCGAGCGCCAGCCCAACGATAACCGCAGATATCTGTAAGGACACAACATGCCAATTGAAAAGAACGTAACAATCGACGACTTGCCAGATGGCGATGTGTCCGTTGAAATGGAAGACGAGCTGCCTTCCAACATCGACATTGAGTTTGATGCCGAGACAGGTGCAGTAGTCGTCAACATTGGTGAGGAAGACGATGATGTTGCGTTTGACAGCAACTTGGCCGAGGTCATTGAGCCTGATGTCTTGCAGCTTATTTCGTCTGACTTGATGTCGTTGTTTGATGCTGACAAGTCTTCACGCAAGGAGTGGGAAGAGCAGTACGGCAAGGGCATGAAGATGCTGGGCTTCACGTTTGAAGAGCGTACTAAGCCGTTCAAGGGCGCGTGCGGCGTGCAGCACCCACTGCTGACAGAAAGCATTGTGCAGTTCCAGTCACAAGCGCTCAAAGAATTGTTGCCTGCGGGTGGCCCTGTGCGCACACAGGTGTTGGGCAAGGAGACACGTGAGAAGTTGATGCAGGCGGATCGCGTGCGTGACTTCATGAACTACCAGATCACAACAGTGATGGAAGAGTACACACCTGACTTTGATCAGTTGCTCTTCTATGTTGGCTTTGGTGGATCTGCATTTAAGAAGGTGTACTTCGACGAGACCAAGGGCCGCATGGTGAGCGCTTTGGTGTTGCCTGATAACCTGTACATCCCCTACACCGGTTCATCTGTGATGAGCGAATGCCAGCGCATCACACACCGCGTTCCGATGTCCACGAATGATTATCGCAAAGCAGTGGTGCGTGGTCAGTACTTGGATACAGCGCAGACAACAACGCCTGCTGAGACAGGCCAGAGCACAATCAAGAAGGAAGAAGACCGCACAACAGGCATTGCGCCTACTGGTGTGGAAGAAGAAATCTGTTTGTTGGAGTTCTTGGTTGATCTGGACATCCGCGGTTTTGAGCACAAGGACGAAGACGGCGAAGAGACAGGCATCAAGTTGCCATACGTTGTGACGATTGATGAGATCTCTCAATCGGTTGTGGGTGTGCGCCGCAACTGGAAAGAAGGCGACCCAACATATGCGCGTCAGCAGTACTACGTGCACTATTTGCTCGTGCAGGGTCCCGGCGCTTATGGCTTGGGCTTCTTGCATTTAGTGGGTGGTCTGTCTAAGACTGCAACATCTGCTTTGCAGCAGTTGGTGGATGCAGGTACCTTGGCCAACTTGCCAGCGGGCTTTAAAGCCAAGGGTGCGCGTATTGCAAACGACGATACACCGCTGTCACCCGGCGAGTTCCGCGACATGGATGCAGGTGGTGCAGAGTTGTCTGCATCCTTGTTGCCACTGCCATACAAAGAGCCAAGCCAGACACTGTTTGCACTGCTTGGTTTCTGCGTAGATGCTGGCCGCCGTTTGGCAAGCATCACCGACATGCAAGTTGGTGACAGCAATCAGAATGCTGCTGTTGGAACGACGATTGCGTTGCTTGAAAAAGGCAGCGCAGTGATGTCGTCAATTCACAAGCGTTTGCACTACAGCCAGCGCATTGAGTTCCAGTTGTTGGCCAAAGGTTTTGCAGAGAACCTGCCTGCTGAGTACCCATACGATGTCCCCGGTGAGAGCCGCAAGATCAAGGCACGTGACTTCGATGACCGCATCGATGTGCTGCCTGTTTCTGACCCCAACATCTTCTCTGTTGCCCAGCGTATTACGATGGCGCAGACACAGCTGCAACTGGCTCAGAGCGCGCCGCAGATGCACAACATGTATGAGGCCTATCGCCGCATGTATGAAGCCATTGGCGTGCGTGATATCGACACCATCTTGAACACACAGCAAGTGGACAAGCCAAAGGATCCTGCAAGCGAGAACGCACAGGCACTGGACGGCTCACCATTGAAAGCATTTGCTGGTCAGCAGCACGATGCGCACATCATGACGCACATTTTGTTTGGCATGAGTCCCATGATGGCCGGTATGCCTGCTGTGGCGACCACTTTGCAGAAGCACATCTTCGATCACATCCGTTTAAAGGCGGAAGAAGAGGTGGAAGCCGAGTTGTTCAAGCAATATGGCACTGATCCTGACCATCTTGTCTCTTCTTTACAACGCGAAGCCATGGTTGCGATCAAAGTTGCGCAAGGTTTCCAAGAAGTCAAGCAGTTGCAGCAGCAATTACAGGGTCCACAGACCGATCCGCTGGTTGAATTGAAGAAACAAGAGATTGCACAGAACGGTCAGCGGGATCAGGCGAAGATTCAGATGGATCAGCAGCGCTTGGGCCTTGATCAGATGAAGGAGCAGAACGATGTTCAGTTCGATTCTGCTCGTTTAGCACTGCAACAAGCAGCGGCTGCACAAAAAAGTTCACAAGATGCGATCAAAAATGCTCAACAAGGGGTAAAAAATGCAAGCCAAGCCAGCAAAAAGTCCTAAAAAGGCACCCAAGGAGATGTCCGGAGCGCCAAAACGCGTAAAAACTCCGGAAAATGACCCAAGAGTGTCGTATGTTTACCGAAAAGATGCATTCAAAAAGGTAAAAATAGCGTAATAGTGTGCATAATGCACACGTAACCTTCGGACAGGGGTCTATCTGTCTGCTTCATTGGAGTTATCCATGCTTGAATTTGCAGAGAAAGTCATATTTGCCATTCGCCGGCTTGAAAACGAGACGAAAGACTTCGTTAGCAGCGGCAATGTCAAATCTATGGAGCAGTACAAACATTTGATGGGCCGGTTAGAGGGTTATGCGTTTGTTCAAGAAGCCATTCAGGACGTTTTGAACAAGAACTCTGATCAATAAAGGACCAAAAGATGGAAATGACTGCATTAGAGAAGCGATGGGCTGAGGAAGCGGTTGAAAAAGCCGCCGCTGAGGCCGCTGCTGCGGAGGCTGCCGCGATTGAAGAGGCAGAAGAAGAGCAGCGCATCGAAAACATCAAGGAACACCTCCCACAGCCTACTGGCTGGCGGATTGTTGTGTTGCCCTACCGAGGCGCTAAGAAAACCAAAGGCGGCATTGAATTGGCCGACCAAACTTTGGAACGACAGCAACTCACTACCACATGTGCTTACGTTTTGGCCGTTGGCCCACTCGCTTACAAAGACCCAGACAAGTTTCCGGACGGTCCTTGGTGCAAGGAAGGCGATTGGATCATTTTTGGCCGCTACGCAGGCGCACGTATGGGCATTGATGGCGGAGAAATCCGTATTCTCAATGACGACGAAATCTTGGCTCGCATCAGCGATCCAAATGACATTCTGCACATGTAAGGAAGCATATGACACAAGTAATGAATGATTCGCAGCTTGAGTTTGACCTTGGGGAAGATGAGAAGGCCACAAATGTGACCTTTGATCGTCCTGAAGGCGACGAAAGTCCTGCAGCACCTGAGCC